TTTGAAATAATCTCTACAAACACTTCTTTAAAACCACTATTTTGTAACCTTTCAAATTGTTCTTTATTCTCAATTAACCAAAACACTTATTAAAACTTTACTTATAGAATTTAATATAATTATGTCTTAGGAAATCTCCAAATCCACTTATATTAAGTTCTTGTTCTCTTAACTTTACTATATTTCTGTTTACGTTAGCAACATTATTTTTATCCCCGGTTATTAACCATGGGATTTGAAATCCAATATACAAACTATTTTTAAATATGGCACTAGTTTCAGTATAAAGATTTTCATTTGTTTTTTTAGCAAAGTATCTTGTAAATTCTCCTAACTCGTAATCTTGTTGAGTTGGTAAAGGATAAAAAGGAGTTGGGGTGGATGTAGGAAGTTTATCAGGATTTTCTTTTCTAGCTGTAGAATAAGCGTAGTTTGGAGAAGTAAATCTATAATCGATTTCAAAGGTACCTGTATCTTCATTTTGGTTTGAGGGGGTAGATTCTGTTAGTTCTAGATTTTTACCATCATTAGGATACCTACCAGTATAATTTTTTCCATCAATAGTTTTAAAATAAGATCCTACATATGGTGTGTTTGATCCTACAATGGATAATTCTCCATTAGAATATAAATCAGGGGTTATATGTGATTTTGGTAAATACATTATTTAGTATATCCTAAGTAATTTTTAGTTGATCCTTCTTTAAATGTTGCGTATTCGATTCTTTCAGTATTAGTAGTATAAGTAGATTTACCGTTAGAATTTACTGTTAATCTAACATAATTTTTTACACTTATTTGTTTAAGATTGCTTTTAGCTGATGAATTTCCTGCTATTGATCTAGTAATGGCTGATTCTACGTTGGCAAAGTTTTTTTTCAGGTTTCGAGCAATAGCTTGAGATCCACCTTTAGTTCCACTCCAGTTAGGAGCAGCCGCAAAATGAACAGTATCGTAAGCCCAGCTTCCTCTAAAATCACCACCCCATACTAAGTTATGTTTGTAAGCTATATCAGGAATTCCTAATTCTACCCATTTATCGGCATTTGCTTTAGTTTGAGGTGATAATCCATATAATGGAAGTGTAGATGCTGTTTCTTGGCCTACTGGTTGAGCTTCTCTAACAGACATATCTATTGCTAATCCCCATATGTGAGCTGAGGCTAAACCTACACCTGTAACTGAATCTAAAGGACGTTGTACTGAGTTAATAGTAAATTGGTATCCGTAAGGATATGATGTTAATAACTCGTTTAAGAAACCAGAGAATCTAGATTGTACTATATCTGAAGAGTTTAATAATCCTAAGATTTCAGGAATTCCTTCAGCTGTAATACGTTTAGTTTCTTTACCTCTTATTCCTATACCTCTATAAACATCTCCTTTAATAAAGAAGTAACTTGGGGTTAATTCTGAGTCTTCTACTTTACGGGGTTCTTCCTCTCTTTTATCTTCAATAGCTACATCTAAAATTTCTTCAGTAGTTACTTCTGGTCTATCAGCGAATAATTTAGGAATGCTTAAAGTACCGATTCTAGTAACCCATTTGTTGTTTTGGAATAAATGGTCTAGTTCAGTAATAATAAATTCTAGGGTTTCACCATAGTTTTTAGGTAAGAATCTTGAGTCAATAGTTAATTTGTCAAAAATTCTAATTCCAGATAAACCATCGAGTGTTAAAGATAATTTAACAGGTAAAAATCCTACAAAAGGAGTAGGTATACCTTTTCGTTCAGCATCCCAAGAAAGTACTTTATTAAAAAATTCTTTTTGTACTTGATTAAATTTAATAAAAGTAGGTTCTTCTTTAACTGTGGTTGTTAAATATAGGTTAGGGATAATATAACCATTAATAGTATCACTTATAGTAGTATTAGCAGGAAGACCAAATGATATTTGTGATACATTTTTAGATGAAGATACATCACCTAAACCCGCTCCTGTAAGTTTTATTAGATATCCTTTGTAAGTGTTTTGAAGTTTTTTCCAATCTACTCTATCATTAACTAATTCTCGATCAGCCTTATCAATGTCTAATTTTGAAGGGATAACCCTATCTACTAAACCAATATTCCATTTACTAAAAATAGTAGAATCTTCGCCTACCCCTCTACCTCCAGCTTGGGCACCAATAGCAATTTGAGAACCTAAGTTTTTATCTATATTGGTTTCTAAACTATAGTCTAAAACCATATTACCTTCAGGTAAATCTCCGGTTGGATTAAAGCCATAAATGTTAAGTACTGAAGTTGAAGGGGTTTTATAAAATGGGACTTCATCATATATTTCAAGTACTTGGCGAGTTACTTTTGTAGTAGTAAATGTAGCTTCTTGAAATTGACTTTCATTAACTAAAACAGACTCAGTAGGTTGAGTAGTTGGGGTAGAGGAATTAAAAGTAGTATCAGAGGTATTTACATAAGCTCCAGTAATAGGATCTACAGTAGTACCACTAGGGGGAACATATTGAGCTTCACCTACTGCTTCAAAAGTAGTTTCATAGAAAGGTTTATTAACTATTCTAACTCTTAATTTATTTACGTTACCTAATAAATCATTAGCAGTATTAAGTAAAGTTGTTATAAAGTTATAAACACTTAAACCTTTTTCACTATCAGTATTTTGTTTAATAATACTTTTTATATAATCTTTTTCAAAATAAAGATTCATTACTCGACCTACGTTAATAGTTTGAGAAGAACCATCTGTAATAGTGTCGTGAAATTTATCTATTTGAACTCCTTCATCTCCAGCAAATATTTTTAATTCTTGTTGGCCCAACTTTTGATTAAACGAAATCATCATTTTATTGGGGTCACCCGGGAAACTCCAAGCATTACTGTAACAATAAGTATCAATACTAGTATCTATTTGAATATGACTAGGGTTTTTATCTTTATCATATAATAATAATTTTTTATTAATAAATTCTAACAAAGAACCTAATCTTAAATAATATTTCCCAGATTTAGCATCATTACCAAAATAGGCGTTACATGAAATTACTGAAGCTCCTGCATTTAAAGCAGTGGGTTCTAAATCTAAAGCTTTTGCTTCTTTTTCACTTAATTGCTTTTTAGTTGGAGAGGCTGTAAAAGTATCTTTAAGATCAGTTACTTCAGTAAATTCATTACTAGAAAATCTGGTTTGGATTACTGTGGTATTTCCTAATTGTTCAAGTTGGGTTTGAGCTAACATATCAATAGCTACCTCTAAAGCAGTAGGTCTATCTTCTTCAGGAGTATTAGCATCGTCTGAACCAGATGGGTTTGGGTTTGGAAAATTAATCGATTCTAAGGATGTATCTAATTTAAGACTTTCAATTACACTACCTATAGTAATTAAAATTAAATTAATAGTGTAAGAACCATCTTTATTAAATCGCCAAGAAAAGTTTTTTACAGCTCCTAAAAAACCATCATAATTACCTTGTGATTTTTCTCTAAGCTCATCAATTTTAGTATAAAAATGACTTGCTCCTTTTCCTATGCCTGAAAGGAAATCATCTTTTAAGGATAAAGCAGCAACATCCCCTACTGTAGCGTATTGGGTTGTTGTAGTACCATCATCGTTTGTGGTTTGAAGAGGAAATGTACTATTACCCCATTCTAATAACATAGTGTACCCTAATCTAAGATAAGTAGATTCAATATACTCAAATTGTTTACGGTTATTAGCTTTAATTTGAATTGTAGCTTCTCTTAACGAACCATTATTATAAGTTTTAGAATTAAATCCTTCAATACCAGGCATAGGGTTTAAACCAAAATCAGTTCCACCATATCCATAATTAAAATCACTATTTGGAAGATTACTAGTATTATTAGTAATACCAAATTTAGCAGTATTATTATTTAATGTACCTCCTTGAAGTATTAATTCTTTAGATAATTGATTACCCCCGTATCCTTGTAAGTCTAGGTAATTATTTCTAAATTCAGATCCACTATTACTAACAATTCTATTTTCTTTAACTTCTTTATCGTAGTATAAAATATCTTCATCAGATATATTTACTGAAGAAATAAGACGTATCCAACTGCCTTTGTTATTAGCCCAAACTACATCCTCATTAGATCTAAAAGATTTACCTAAAATCTCTTGTCTAAGTTTAATTTGGTCTTTGACATATTTTAAGTGGTCTTCACCTACTATATTACCCATAACTTATTGATTTAATGCACTATAAGCCGATAGTATTGAACTTAAATTGCCAGGGATTCGTAATTGTATTCCAACAGGTGGAAATAATGAATTTTGAGTATATTCAGCATTAGCGGCTGATACTACCCACCATAGTGAAGAATCGTTATAATATTGTTGGGCAAGTCGATCATACCTGTCTCCATCCGTAGTAATGACGTATAAATCATTTATACTACGAGGAATAATTGGATACTTGACTGTTTTATACAATCTAGTACCTTCTAAATCTCTTCTAATTGGTATATTTCTATAACGATCCATTAATTATCTTGAAGGTAAATTTATTGTTGATTCTTTTTCTACTCTTAATTGCCCACTAGCTCTAAAGATATTACTTACTCCATCAGCATACAAATTATTTGATGCTATACCATCAGCATCTTCTAATGAAATAAATCTTTGAGTAATATTTTCAGCGCCATTTATATCTTTAACAGTTTCAGGTAAGAATTTGTAAATAGGTCTAAATGTCATACTTACCTCAATTCTATGAGGTAATTCTTTTACTTTAGGATCTCTAACTGAGATTCCTCCTAGATCTTCTACAATACCAGATTCTTTAGAAGGGATACCAATTTCCCAAGTTGTGTCATTAGGAATAGTGTAAGTTAAACTTTGAATAATTCCTGGGGTTTCATAAAAATATCCACCTACTGTTAATCTATGAATATTACCTCTCATATATCCATTATCGGAATAGTTAGGAGCAAGAGTTGATTTAATATAATTAAGTTTTTGATACATTATAGATAACTCTTGAATAGATTGAGCTACTAATGTGTATCCCATACTTACAGTGTTATTAAAACCTTGGTAAGTAAAAAAATCTTCACCTCTACCTATATATTTAAAGTTATTCCACCCAGCATTCATACTATCTGTAAACGAATTAATATAAGCTCTAAAGTGGGCAAAAACTGCTTCTTTAGGGTTATCATTTACAATAGTAGCTATTCTAAACTTAACTAAATCATTTTTAATTTTATCGGTTGTTACAGCTTCGCTTTGGTAAAGATATAATGAATTAATTTTATCTAAACCTCTAGGATCATCATCACGACCTTTTTGAAAATCACTTCTATTAACACCACGTGCCCCAGGATTTCCTAAATTAACTCTTCGTTCAATATTAAATTCACTATAAGGAAGTGTTTTGGAAATAAATGATTTAGGTTTATTTTCTAAAGTTTCTCTAAAGTCATTAATAAAAGTAGTTGAGCCATCTTTAATAGCAGGGAAAGTAGCTATTTGAGATTGAGAAAAAGTAGAGAATTTTAATGATGAAGAACTAAGTGGGAAAGTATTATCAGCAATATTATTACCTCTAAGTACTGAACCTCCATATTGTCTTGAAGGGGAGTCGCCTCCTATTTTAATATAAGTTTTACCTAGTCCATCATTACCGGCTTGAGGACCTCCTAAATAAGCATATAAATTTTCAGGATTACCTACGTTTTTATTTACAAAACTAACAATCCCTCTAATTAACCTATTATTAGTTAAAAAGTCTCCTAATCTGCCTAAAGCTGGGGCTTCTGTATTTAATGCTATTAAGGGGACTCCTATTATTTTATTAGCGTATAAATTAAATAATCTATTATTTTTACCTTCAGTTATACCATCGTTATTACCAGTATTAAAAATTCCACCTTTAATTAGGTTTAAGTATTGAGGACGAGAAAGTAAATCGTTATTACCAGTAAAATCTATACCTTGTTTGTTAGGATGACCTCCTATAGCAATACCTGCTGCTGCTGCTAATGTTGAAGCGGGGGTCCATGTGCCGTCGTTAGCTTTATTTACGTTAACTAATCTTACATTTTCGGGGTAACCCGCAAACATTCTAACACCACTTATTGATAATAGATTTTGTTGAGTAAGAAATGTTGCTCCTTTAGCTAAAAATGGATTTAAATACTTTGCTAATCTTTCTTCGTCTCTAAGAATACGACCTGGTAGTAAGCTACCTCCTCTAACTAACCAATCTTCTCCACCAGTTCTTCTTAAATCTTCAACTGTGAGTCTATCGATATAGTTATCACGTAGAGTAACAAAAGGTTCTCTACTCCATCCCCCACCTGGTCTATCACCAGGAACATCTGGAGACTTAAATCTGAGGGATTTAAGGTCGGTTTTTAGATCGATTAAAGGCATTTACTTATCCTGGTAAGTTATCAGTGTATTTAGCAGGGGTGTTACCATCTAAATCTAATTGAGAAGGTTTTGGTTTGCTAGTAAATGAAGGGTTACCATTAATAGAATACTCATAATGTAATCTAGATTGAGGATTGGCACCACCCATAGTTCCAGGTGTGCTTCCATCCCATTGAGTTAGGTTTGAACCGTTTTGTGTTAATTTGTTTAATAATCCCATGGTATTTTATTTTATTATAAATATTAAACGTTATAAGAAACTCCAGAGGTAGCAATAGCATCACTAAGTTTTCTACCATCCATATTAATTGAGAAGTCCTTATTTGCTACTTTTCTAAGTAAAGCTATCATTTCGTTAGCTTGAGCTTTAGTAATACCTTCGCCACCACCTTGAGAAATGTTTGGAGATACTACAACACCATCACCTTTAGCTGTTACTGCGGTGGCACCATATGAATCTGTAATGGTAAATGGTCCTTTATCTGCGGGGGCTATACCATCAGATACTGCTGCTCCTACAGCTAAACCAGCACCTCCTAAACCTGCTACTAAAGCAGCACTAGCTCCTAATGAGATACCCCCAGTAGGAATAGCTAATAATATTCCAAAAGCAGTTGCTAATCCTATCATTAAACCTAAGCTACTTTTAAGAACAGAATTTAGAGTATTAATACTTTCAGTTAATTTATCTTGGGCTGATAAAGCGGCTGCTCCAGCTTCTGCTGACTCTGCTTGGGTTTCTACTCCGGTTGCTAGACTATTATTAATAGCGCCTTGAGTTCTAAGAATTTCAGCTAATCTGTCTTTACTTAGCCCTACAGCTTTAGCAAAGGCTTCTTGTTGAAAATATCCCATACTTTGGAATTCAGCAATTGAACCAAATTGAGATACTACTTCTTGGGTTAAACCAATATAATCATTAGTCATTGCGGCTAATCTGGCTCTTTCAAGATTTAATTCTTTACCTGTAATAGCTTCAGCTGCTAATTCGTTAGCGATAGAAGTTTCAAAATCTAATATACTAGATTGAATACCTTCAATATCTTTTAATTGAGTGCCTAATGCTTTTGCTTGGGCTACAGCTTTTTGTAGCTGGCCAGGAGTTGCTTCTAGGTTAAGGAGAAGGGCACCACTTTGGTTAGCACTATCTTTTAAAATATCTCTAAAACTTAAAGATACACCTGTTGAAGCTTTAATAGATTTTCTAGCAGATTCAGTTTGTTTACTTAAATTACCCCCAGCACGACCAGCAGCAACAACACCTTCTTCTAATTTTGCGGCTTCTTCAACAGATAAACCTAATCGTTTAGTAAGATATGCTGATTCATTTCGTATATCAGTTGTAAATAAATTAGCAGTTCCTCCAAGTTTAGCATTTAAAGAGTTAGTAGCTGCTGTAACGGATTCTAAGTTTACTCCTAATGTTTTAGCTGAGAGAGCAGTACGGGCTAAGGTTTGGTTTATAATAATTGCTTCACCTTTAGTAACCCCAAAATTATTTCTAATGCTAGTTGTTTCTTCATCAACTTCTTTAAGTCGATCAATCATATATTTTAAACCAGCTGCTGCTATATCCTTAATATTAAGTTTAAGAGACTTAAACTTTTCATTTGCAAGAGCTGCTAAACCACCAAATCTGTTTTGTTTATTTTCAATACTCTCTAAAACCTCTTCAGCAGCTTTAATCTCTTCGTTCATAGCCTTAAGATCTTCTTCACTTAATTCTATGCCTTTAAGTTTAAGTTGGTTTATCCTATGTTCTTTTACTGCTTGGAGGTCAATTAATCTATTTTGTAGTTTAGTAATTTCAGATTGTGTTAAAAGACCTTTTTCTTGTCTAGCTTGAGCTTTAACTAAGTCTTCTACAATTTTAGAAGTATCTTTAAAATCTTGTTTAAGACCTTTACCTAATCGTTTAGCAGCATCACTTGCACCATTAAGTTTATCTTCTAATTCACTTTTTAATTTGTCACCTATAGAAGATACGGCATCAGCAATAAATGCTAATTCTTGATTAAGTTCTTCTGCTGACTGTTGTGCACCATTAAATAAGTCTCCTAATGCCATATTCTGATATATATGTAATAAATATTAAAAGAATATGTTTTTATTTGTATTTAGAACTAGCTGCTTTAAATTGAGGAGTATTTATTTTACCTGAGCTGTCTACTAGGTTTTGTTTTTTATTATCCTTAGGTTTGGAAGCTTCATTAACTTTATCAAAATGTTCTTTAAGTTTAAATAAAGTAAATCTTCTTAGATAAATGGGCATGTTATAAACTTCACTCCAAGTATAACCTCCTCCTCCATGAAATACAGTTTCATGAACTTCAGTAAGAATATTTTTTCTAAATTCAGAAGCGTTTTTAGGCGTCAGGCCAAAAAAAGTTAAGTCCAATGGGAATTGAAGTTCTTTCTCCACTCTGTCCACGAAAAAAAGTAAGGTCAACATCAGGTTGAATTTCGTTGATATAAGTTCTTAATGCCCTGGCATCTTGTGCCAGGAGATAATTATCAACAAATTTTCGAATATCAGTTTTTTCACTACTTCCATTTACTGATATAATCATATGTTTTAGGCGAGTAGTTAAATCTGCTGAGGAGTTAGAGTTAATTTTTTTAAGGCCTTTAATTTCTTGAGTAATAGAAGCTTCATCACCGTGAGTTAATAGTTTAAATTCTATTACAACTCCAGTAGCAGGAAGAGTAAAACTAAATCTATTTTCACCCTGTGTAAACAAAGATTCATTAATTGGTTTATTTTCTAATTGAGATAAGTCAACTGTATGGGTTTCACCTTGATATGTAAATTTATAATCTTTGCCATAACCTAAAATACGAGCTGCTATCATAATAGCATTTTTGTCACCAATAAGTAAATCGTTATAATTAATATCACTTACAATAAGTGATTTCATTAAGCGATCTAATACAGTACCTTCATTAATATAATTAATGTTTGTAAGGATATCTTCTTCCTTAGCAGTCATGTATTTAATTTCAATTTCGCCCGAAGAAAGGGGGTTATCTTTAGAATAAAGTAAACCTTTAGAAGGTAGTTCTACAGTTTCAGTAGGTAATTTAAAATCCATATCTTTTATTAATAATAACTTTTACATTAATACATATTAAAATAAAAAAGAGCTTAACCGAAGCCAAGCTCTCTTTAAAAAATATTCGAAATTTTCTTAGAAGTTCAAAATACAGTAATCAGGTTGTACTGTCATAGAGATTTCAACTGCTTGATCTACTGTGTCCCAGTTGTAATCGCCAAAGCTAGCTTCTGTAATTAAAGCACCTTTAATAATCCATTCTGAAACAACGTCACCAACGGGGCCAATTACGTTAAAAGTTAAATCTTTCTTATAAAAATCTGAGTAACCATCTCTACCTGTTACTGATTCGTGGTGTAAACGAACCCATTCCATTACAGCTTGTGCTCCAGAAGGAGTAATTGGGTCAAATAGTGTAAAGCTAATTGTATTCCAAACTGTTTTACCTTTAACAAAGCGTTGAACGTTAATATGGTTAAGTGGAACACTACCTTGTGTTAAAGATACACCAGATACCCCTTTTACAATAAACGATGGAAAACCATCCATGTACATTATAAACCTATTTGGTTGTTTAGGTTCAAATGCTGTAAAGAAAATTTCGTTCGGGTCTAATACTGCCATTTTGCTATATAATTATTTATTATAAATATTCTAATTTTTAACTTTTACGCTGGGAACGTAGCTCCAGTTGGTAAGATGTTAAAGTCTAAGTAAATGAATTCAGCTGTTTTAGTTGGTTGTAAGTAAATTTGACCAATTAACTGATTTCTATCTACAACATCAGGTGTGTTATTGCTTTCATCCATTACTACCTTAAACGCGTATAAACCTTGTCTTTGAACTACTGATTCTAAGTATGGGTTTACTTGGCTTAAGAAATTATTTCTAGTAGCAGCTGTATTTTGTTCAAATACTAAGTTTTTAGCAAGTTGACTAATATAGCTCTTAAGATCAATTAATAATCTTCTAACATTTACTCTATCAAGCGCCGAAGCTTGTCTTTGTAAAGTTTTCTGACCATATACTACAGTTCCAACTCCTGGGAATGAAGCGATTGGGTTTACTTTACCTGAGTATAATGTGTCTCTGTTAGATGATGATAATCTTCTTTCAGGGCGAATTACCGTAGTTAAACCACCTCTATTAATACCCGCCGGAGCGAACCATGGTTCAGAAACACTGTCATTAAACGCGTAAACTCCCGGAATCATTGTCGAAGCTGGTACCCATACTTGGTTACCTGTATCTGGGTCTATAGTTTGTAACCAAGGCCAGTAAGCTGCTGCGTATGAACTGTTTCTAGAGTTAGCTTGTGTTACAACCGTTGGGATAGTTGAATTGTATCCTACTAAATCTACTATATAAATTGCATCTCCTCTTACTTGAGTATTAGTAATAGCTGTAGTAATTTGTGAAGTATGATCTTCGTTTAATAGACCAGGAGTAGTTAATACATTAAATTGGTAATCATCTTGGTTTGAAAGAAGATTTAACATATTATTGTAATCACTACCTATTAAACCTTGAGTAATACTACTACCACCATTTCCAATAGCTGTAAACATATTGTTGGCGCCGTTAGCATTAATTACAGTACCTGTACCTCCACTAAATGTACCTCCTAAATACCCTGTAGAAATAGCACCGTCAACTGATCCACTACCTGCTAAAGGAAGAGAACCAGTATATTGTGACTTAGCATTACCTGCATTATCAAAGTAATCTGGGGTTTTAGATGTTACAGATGCTACTCTTATGTAACGTGAAGCATTAGGATAATCACCTTCTATTTTTATGTAATTTTCAATTGTGTCGTATGTAAATTTCTGATCACCAATTACTCTAGAAATATAATTATTAGCTTTAGGATCTAATGATAAACCAACCCATGTTTCAAGAACTGATTTATTATTATCATTATCATTACCTCTTCTAACTAATAAATCAAAAGTACCATCTGTTATACTTGGATTTTGAATTTCCCATCTTATGTTATCAGCAGAACCTGAATATAAAGAACCTGATCCTCCTGGGATAAAAGCTCCTCCTGATCCTGTATTGTTAAATAAGATACCTTTATCAAAAGCTTCTAAAGTAAATGAAGCAGTTAAGTAGGCGGCATCAACTTGAGCAAATGATTCAGAAATACTATGAGAAGTATAAATAGTAGATGTAGCATAATCCCAAGAACCAGATACTACTCTAGTTACTAATAGAGATTCACCACCATTCTGAAAATAGTTATAAGCTGAAATTGAGGTGAGGAAAGTAAATTCGTCACTACCACTAGTAAAAGTAGTACCGAAACGGCTTTGATAATCAGAATATGAAGTTACTACTGTAGGAACTTCTACAGGTCCTTTAACGGTGGGACCAACAATAGCAGCACCTACTGTTACAGGTTGCTGCGTGATAAATGACTGGTCGTTTTCTCTTGCTAATACGCCAGGTGATACTAATGTCTCTGCCATTGTAATTGGGTTATTATTTTATAATAAATATTGAGAAAGAATTTAAAAATTAAATATTTTTTGTAAATTCTCCTGTTTCTAAATTAATAGAACCTTCACCATATTTATCTTGTAACTCTTTACCCAATTGAGTTTTTCTTTTGTTTAAGTCTGAAATTTTTGAAATTTCTTCGGATTTTTTAATCTTTAGTAATTCTATATTAATTTCTAACTCTCCAATTCTAGTAATAAGCTCAGATTCAGATATTTGAAGGTCTTTTATAATTTCTTTTTCTTCAGGGGTTAAATACACTTTATCCATAATATAAATATTAAATTATTTTTTGTTAGTTAAATAGTTTTGAATTGCTTCAAAAACTTGATTTGGTGTAATTGATTTTTGACAAATATGCTGTTTATCAGTTCCTTTATGAATAGGACACCAATCCCAATCGCCGGCGTCAAATA